CGCGTCGTCGGGTTATAGTTTACAGGTACTTTGATCTTGCGGCCGTAGTAGTGAAACACGGCTTTAGGTATATTATTGAACTGCTCGGCGTTAAATACTAGGCCGATATAGTGCAGTGTAGGATGCGAGAACTTAGCGTTAATTACTTCAGAGATCGCAGCAACGTAGAACTTGTCAGTTAATAGCTGAGAGGTCGAATCAGGCGTCGTTCTGCGCACTCGAATGGTACGCTGAGTGCCTACAGGCGCGTCAATCTCATGGTCGAACTCGTACCCGTTAGTAATTTTTTCTGTAGCGCTCGCCTCTAAGACTGTCTGGTACGCGCCGCCGTCTACTGAAATATCAATTGCGTATGAAATCGTCGCCGCGACACTATCGCCGTTGTCTTTGTTCTGCATCAACGAAGGGACGCTGATACGAACGACGAACTTATCTACGTCTTTATTATTAAAGCTGGAAACTACAGGAGCAGCGTAGCGGACTTCTAAATTAAGGCCGCGTTCCGTGATTGCGTCTTCAATTAACTTTAAAGGCGGCTGGTCAATCAGTCCGAAGCGCTCTTCGTACTTCACTTCGTTAAAGTTGACTTCGCCGCTACTGCCAATGACGCGAGTACCGTCAAGTATGATCGAGTTTAGTCCGTTAATCAGGCCGCCGTTTTCACCGTCACCAATGCCGTACACGATCTCTGCGTTCTGCGTCGATCCTATCGTGTCTTTCTGTATATACGGCTTCTTTGGTTTAGCTCCGGCCTTTGCCCCTATAACGTCCGCACCCTGTTTTTTCATACTCTACGTCTCAATTAATATAAGATATTCCGGGTCTTGACTCCCGCAGACATTACGAACCCGCCGCCCATACATTCACCATAAGAAACAGGAATTACGTTACCCTGTGCTGTCGTAGTGACTGCCCCACCGAATGAATACGAGGCGCGGTTCCCCTCTTCGTCGAGTGTATCAGGATAAGCGGCGGGCATCAACGACATTGATATACCTACAGAACCGGCGACGATACCGCCGAGTACGAGGCCGGCACCAATCGGGCCGCCAATCATGAAGCCTACAGCCACCATAGCAACGCCAGCGATAATAGCGAGAAATCCGCCCCCGCCACCAGCGCCGTCAATATCTAAAGAAAATTTGAATACTTCAGCGTTGAACGTCATCTTCACAGTATCTTCGCTTAAATTCTCGTCATCTGCCCACACTACAAAGTTATTGAGCTTCACGTACTCTTCGAGGCCCTTAATCTGCTTGCATAGGGCGCGAATGGCCTCTGAAGCCGTCTGTACGTCGAGCAAGAACTCTTTGCCGAACTTCTCGCCGAGAACGCCATAGAATATGATCTTTTTCATTATAATAAACTCCGGTGCCGCACGACGTACTCAGCCTTAGAATACAAGTCGTTGCCGAGGATTTTACGCACTGACAGCCCGCCGTGCGGATGATGAAGATACAGCGTCTTTCCGATACAGTCAGGCGTCTGCTCTGATTTAAGCTTGCCGTCGTCTGCTAGATAGATAAGCGCATGATTGACGTGCGCCGTCTCGCCTAGACGAACCAATAGAACATCATTGCGCCGCAGGTCTTCTTTAGGCACTTGAACGAAGCCTTCCTTCTCGAAGTTCTCTAGGTAGAGACTTGGATGATCAGGGTCTCGCCACCAGCCGTCTTTTCTTTCAAAATCGTTAATATTGATACCAAGCTCGCGTGCAAAGTAGTCGCGTACAATAGTAAAGCAGTCAACGACGTCATGCACATACTCGCGCCCTAAAAGCGGAATAGGCGAAGGAATAGGGTGCCAGATTACTGCCCCGTCGTGGCTTACTACTACGAAAGGCTTATTATGCAGACGGCTTGAATACACGTCCATCGCGCTAAGCTCGGCGCTGTGCTTAGGGTGAGAATGCGCGATCGCGATTATTTCGTGTTTGTCTTCAATGTGGGCAAGGTCTTCGGCACGTAGCTTAAAATAGTTTTCCGGGTCTGCGTGCCCGTTCGTCATTTCAATGAAATAGACGCCGTCGTCGTTTTTAACAATAGCTCCGCACATTTCGTAAGGCGCGGAGTTTTTGGCTGAATCGCGCATAGCCTGCTCAAGCTCAGCGCGTCGTTCGTCAGTGAATGGTAGTTCTAATTGCATTGCGTCGTCCTCTATACCTGTCCGGGTCCGGCAGTCGGTTGACCGCCAAAAGGAAGTGTACCATACCGTCCGAATCTAAGTCTACAGTCAGAGACGCAGCCGCCGCAGACGTCTTGATCAATCGTCGATACCGGCGCGCCCTTAGAGCTGAAGAATTTTGTACCAGTATACCCACACTCTTCACCGCGGTACTCGCCTCGCATGGCCCATGTGCAGCGCGCAAATACGATCCGCGTAGGTAGCGTAAGGCCGCCGAAGTCAACAGGCGACGACAGATTAAATTCGACTGACTCAGCAGTTTCGTTCTTTTTCTGGTCTATATACCATAGCTGCTTAGTGTAGCCATTGACAGCGTTGTTCATTTGAGCGAGCGTAGTCATGTAGATAGTCAGCTTAGCTCCGATCAAGTCCTTGTGTCGTTCGCATAGTACAGTAATGTAGCCTCGCACCCCGCCGACGATATTAGATACGGTCAAGCTGATCTCGCTGATCTTTGCGCCAGAGCTTATGCGAACGCCGTCTTGATCAATACCGACGAAGTCGTAAGTCTCGCCTAAGAAAGTCATCTGTCCGTTCTGCACCATCTTTCCATCTACAAGCGTCTCTTCTACACCATTGCAGTGAAATCGAATAGGCTCTACGTTGCTGTTAATCTCAAGTAGAAAGAAGTATAGCACCCCGTCTACGTTAAGCTTTTGTAATTCACTATTGAGCGTCATGTAGGCCCCCGAAGTTCTTGAACACGGCAGTTACGGTATACTTTAACCCGCCGATGTGGTTTTTATTAAACGCGCCTTCAGTTACCATCAATCGAAGCGGCTCTACCTTATTGAAGCTAAACCAGAAAGGCCGCGTACCTCGGTGACGAATAAAGAAGTCCATCAATACGTCTGCCTCTTCGTTGTCGCAAGTAAACGTCAGGTTCATCGTTCGGCCGAAGTGATTGCGACCGTTAGAGCTTACTTGATCGTATTGGTCGCGGAACGTAAGTCGATTGACTTTAGGTTCCACGGCCTGCGTGCCGCCAGAATCGGCGACAGCATTCAGTGTTTCGTATACAGCCATTATCTACGTCCCCCGTTGTATAATGGTTGCCCTTGCTTCGTCATTCCCATGACGACCTCAGTAGCAACCTGTCGCATTCTCTCAGTAACCATCTTAGTCATCTGACTGTCATCATTAGACTTGGCATCTACTGACCCGTCGCTATTGATTACAATATCGACGTCAATGTTGACTTGAGTACCGCCTCCGATTCCGACATCCATTCCAGCGTTCATAGCGTTAAGTAGAGGTCTGTTCCGTTCAGCGGCGTCAGCTTTGACGACGTGCTCTCCGTCAGACAGTCTAGCAAGAATGCTATCTGAACGTCCAGTTCCTCGGCCGCTAATTTCACCGCCGTCTGCGAATCCCGGCAAGAAGTTCATAGCCGCGCCTGTAGCCTGTGCCGTCATATATGAACCCATACCGATAGCAGACGCGCCGCCAAGTGTGGCGATAGACGCTGAGATTGCCGCAGGCGTCCATGCCGCTTGAACGGCAGTAGCGGTCGCCATTTGAGTCGCTACGGTAGTCGCCGCGCTTGCAGCTTCAATCGTCTTGCTCATAGCCGCTTGAATGGCCCACTGTATACCCAGCTTAACCATAGCAGCGACCATTTCTTTACCGATCATCATAATGATGTCGCCTAGTGCGTATTTAATGACGTCCAGCGTGCTCACAGGCTTCTCTAGCGTATCAGCTAGACTCTGCGCGTAGCCGTCAAAGTCCATGATCAGCTCAGCAGTCAAGTCTGAAATCTGGTCAATCGCGCTGCCAATGGTTGACTGAAGCGTATCCGCCATCGCCTGACCTAGAGACGGCATTTCAGCGACGAGCTGATATAATCCGCGGCGCATAGGCTCGAACGGATCAGCGGCATTCAGGCCATACATTTGCTCTAGTAACGCTCCATACTGCGCGTGAAGGCCCGCGACTTGTCTGGTGTACTCCATCACCCCTAAAGAGCCGTTACGATACGCAGCGGTAACAGCGTCGATCTGGTAGCTAAGATTTTGCTGCGTCCCGTAGGTATCGTCCCAAACAGCCTGAGACGCCTCCTGCTCTTTACGCATGTGGGAAAGCTTCTGCGTCATAGTAGTCACCGCGGCTACTTCGTCAGCAGTCAGTTCAGACAGTCCGCGAGACTTCGCGCTGTCTTCAGCAGCCTTGATTGCAGTAGCTACCTCCGCGTCTACGCCGAACTTGCCTTGAGTGACGTTTTGCGTCTTCATGGCTTCTTTTAGATCATAAAGTTTGTCTGTAGCAGCAGCATAGCTATCGGCGACGCGTTCCATCATATTAACGTAACGCGCGGCGTCAATTACATTGTCTTTTAGCAGTACACCTAGCGCGGCTTCAGCGGCAGTACGCTCTCGAAGCGGATTAACTACCTCTTCGTAAATGCTTTGTAATGCCTTGCCCACACGTTCAGCTTCTAGTCGCTGATCCACAAGCGATCTTACCGCTGCCTCTTCGTTAGTAGACAATAATGCGAAGTTCTTCTCTTTAAGCTTATTGTTCAGGTCTTCTACTGCGTTCACTCGCTCGCGTTCGTCGCCGTACTGACGTGCAACAGCAATCGCCTTAGTCTCGGCGGTCATCGCCTTTTCGATAATGTCAGCGCGTCGCTCTGCGTCAGACTTATTAGGCTTATTCTCTTTCTTAGCTTTTTCTTTGGCCGCATTAGCTGCTGCAAATTTAGCCGCCTGAGCTGCGTCGTCACCTCGGAAGGCGCCGTCAGCTCTATTGGCCTTATTTCTTGCAATTGCCCGTTCTTTTACACGACTTAGACCATTAGCCGCAGCATCCATGATGTCAGTGTTCATGCTCCAATCGGACATGATCTCAGCGCGAGCCGCAGAGTTAAACTCTTTCATGGCGAATGTGCCAATCTGGCCGAAAGTACCGACAATGCCGTCCATTCCTGTAGCCGTAAGAATCATGTTAGCAAACGAGCCTAAACCGTTAAGTGTTTCTATTGCGGCGTTCACAAGCGTCAAGATTGCATTAACGGCCAGAGTCACTATACCGCGTATTCCGTCAGCAAGTACCGCAATGACGACGCGAAGAGACTTCCATAGCACTTTAAATACGTGCTGAAGCGAATCTACCATAGCAGCGCCGGACATTACGATATTCTCGAACGTAGACAGCACCTTCTCGCCGAATGTCATACTCTCTGTGCCGCTCTTTCCGAACATATCTGCGATAAAGTCATACATAGACTCGAATACGAACTTAGTGAAGTCCCATATCTCAGCGAACGCAGAAATGACGTAGTCGCGCATTGTAAAGCTCTTCTCGCCAGCCATTTCGATTTTATCGCCGAAAGCGATTGCAGCGGCGATAAGCGTCCCGATGATAAGCACAATGTTACCAAAGCTGAATGCGGCCATGAGCATACCAGCAGCTCTGGCACCGGCAGCGCCTAGCGCAAGAACCGCTGCGGTTGCGCGTATAGTAGCCATCTGGAAAGCTATAGCGCGAGTAGTCGGCGCGGTAAACATAGCTGTAAGCGTTGTGCCAGTAGCTACGCCCTGACGCAACATATTCGCCAGTCCTACAGTCACGACAGTAATAGGACTGCGGATAGCTCCGATCGCAGTACCGGTTCGCGCTAAGAAGCCTATTAGTGTACCGAAGCCGGCAAGTACCTTAGAGCCTACGAATAATGCAATAGCAGGTGCGACCGCTAGTAACGCGAAAGTAACAAGGTCGAGATTATTCGCCAGACCAAGAATAAGCGAGCTGAGTGCCTGCGTGAAACCTACAGCCTTGTCGAGTTCGCCGAAGTATTGCGTCATTGTGTTCTTTAGAATATCGAAAGACTGCGCAATCGTGAACTTGAACTTG